CATTTCTGCTCTGTGCTCTAAGCACGATCTTGAAGATATGGGCCGGCAACTCATCGAGGGTGGCCGCTCCATTGATGAGGCCCGCGCTGCGGTTCTCGAAAAGCTTGGCGCTAAGCCTGTTGAAACCGTCAAGCCTGTTGAGCTTGAGCAACGTGATCACAGCAACTACCAGATTGCTGACGGCATCCGTGCAATGTGCACTGGTGACTGGTCTTCACGCGGTGCTGGTTTGGTCCGTGAACTGAGCCAGGAAGTCATGCGCGCTTCTGGCCTTACCGCCAGCTCTGAGCGTTCTTTCTACGTTCCGTTCAGCGCACTGACCCGCGCGACCTATGTGACTTCGGCGGCCGCGAATGGCGGCAACATCGTTGCCACCGATCTGCTGGCTGATGACTTCATCGAGGCACTGCGGAACGCATCCCCGGTGATGGGTCTGGGCGTTCGCACCATGAACGGCCTGGTTGGTGATGTGGCAATTCCTCGCCGCTCTGGTGTTGCTTCCACCTACTACCTGAGCACTGAGACCACTGCCATAACGCAGTCGGAATCGACTTTCGACCAGGTAACTCTCAGCCCCAAGAACCTCGCCAGCCTGAGTAAGTACAGCCGCCAGACCCTGATTCAGGGCACCCCTGGTATTGAGAGCCTGGTTCGTACTGACCTGACCGACGGCATCCTGGCTGCTCTGGATTCCGCCATCATCAACGGCTCCGGTTCTTCCGGTCAGCCCACCGGCATCCGCAACGTGTCGGGCATCGGCTCCGTCGCCATGGGCACCAACGGTGCAGCACTGACGATGGAAAAGGTTGTGGATCTTGAGACCGAGATTCTGCAGGACAACGCCCTGGTGGGTAACGCCATGGCGTATGTGACCAACGCCAAGGTGGTTGCTGGCCTGAAGAAGCTGCGCGCTGGTGGTTCTTCCGCCACTGACGGTTCCTTCTTGTTCAACTCTGACCTGCAGGCCATCGGTCG